GTATTTTTATCAGGTATTGTTAAAACATTTGGTGCATATTTAGAAATATCACTATTATCTAGAACATTAAATGTTGTAACTAATCCAGTATTATTATCAATACAACCAAGTCTACCATAGCTATATGTAAACCATAAATTTTGTTGAGGGTCTAAAGCTAATTCATTAACACCCATTATGTTACGATATGAACTTAAAAGAACACCATTAGTATCTCTTTTTTCTATACTACCAATTGAATTCCAAATATTATTTGAAAGTGCTACCCAAACATTGTCTTTGTTATCAATAATTAAATCTTGTGGACAGGAACAAACAGGATATGATATTGTTTGATATCTATTATTGTTAATATCATATTTTGCCAAATATCCACTAACATAATTTGAATAAGTTACCCATAATTTATTTTTACTATCAACATCAATAAATGTAGGTTGTATGAAATACTGATTATCTACACCATTATCTGGATATGGTTGATTAGCTTTATACCAATCAATGTTCATATCTGGTGGAGTTGTATATGTTATCTGTGGTGGTAATCCCGGTATTAATGCGTTGGGTATTGTTGTTAAATCCAATAGATATACATAATTTCCATTTTTATCTAAATGTATTACAAATCTAGAATCATGTAATGTTATCCATAATTCTTGGTATTTATCCAATACAACTGATGTTGGGGAAACTTGATCAGCGATCACGGATTGTTGACCATGATCTTTTAACATTTTAAATAAATCAATTGCTGATAAGATTTGACCCTTTGTACCAAACTTATAAAGATAATTTAATTCACCATCAGTTGCCCATGCTTGAAATGATGGTGGTGGTAATACAGCTATACTATTAATGCCATGAAACCCACTAAATGCAAATGCGTCTTCAGATTCCCCAAAATCATTTTTTCTAAAATTAGAATCATAAACAATTGGAACTTCAAAATTGTGTATATTTGCTTTTAATAGAGCTTTTGTATCTAATTGAAATGTATTTGGAAAATTATATTCAACTAATGCCATTAAACCTGCATTTGGATTGGATAGCCACATTCTTGGTGAATAATCGCTTCCAAATATGTTCGGTGAATCAAATGTTGATGTTGCAGATAATTTTAAATTTGATGTCGCAGTACCAACATTAAAGAATGTTTTATAATATCCCGGTGAAAGATATTTATCTTCGTTTAAATATGAGACATTAAATGTTTTTAAAAATTTATTAAAATATAATCTTATTGAATCTCCTTCTGTATCAACTTGAATATCATTTTTATTTGTATTAGAAGGAATTGATTTGTTAAAATTAAAATCAAAATTTATAGGTACTATTTCATTACCATCATAAAATAATTGACTATATTCTTTATTCCAATTGAAATTAAAAACTACATGCTGGTCAGATGGAACCCATCTAGGATTTATAAACTCCCTAATACCATTTTCGGAAATTTTTATATTATCAGGATCTCTGTAATGAAAAACGTGAGGTTGATATGCAACTGCTTTTGAATTACTATATCTACTTGTTAAAATATGATCTGCTACCGTTTTATCAAAATAATTAATACCACTAGTTTCTAATACCGCTACTATTGTTGTATATTGCTCATCTTTTATTGCAAAATCGTAATTGTATATATCATCGACAAAATAAAATTCAGCATAACCACTTACGCCAATAAAATTACCGCTTATTGAATTTATAACACCGTTTTTAGTTTTATATAAAACTGTATCTTTAGAAACTATAGAATCAATCTCATTACCACTTAAATCCAAAAATCTTGTTTGTGGTCTTAAAAATGACCATTTAGATTTATCATTTTGTTTTTTATATGATTTTGAAAATTTAGAATCTAGTGTTATTACATGTGGATTATCATTAGATGATGTAATGATAACTCTAAATGGGTGTCTATTTATATGACCAGCAAAAGTTGGTGGTGGTGCATAATCAAAATATATTGATTCATTAAATGATGATGGAAGCTGAAATGCTTGCATATATTAGTAATCAGTTACGGTTATTATTCCTGTTGGATTGATAACTTTTATTTTGTTAATTAAATTTGATACGTTATTGAATATTGGATATTGAAAATTTTGAAGTTGAAAATTATGATTTTGTACTTTTGCATCTAAAAGTGGATATGATCTATTCCAAACTAAAAATGATAAACCATCAATATATGTATTAGTATCACTCCTGTATGTTTTTATTTTATCAACGCCATCTAAATTTGTAATATCAGAAGCTATTTGAACTATATCTATAAATTGACCTAATTTGCAATTAGTTCTACTAAAAGCTTTTGTTATTATATCTATAACATTATTTATGATACCAGAATCACTTTGTCTTGTATTTGATGTCCTATAAATTAATAATGAATTAGCATTAAGATCACTAATGGTTACATCACTTAATGGTGATTTTGCATAAAAATCAAACATCATATAAACAGGGTCCATTGGTATTACATTACATGTAATTAATTTTTGATCTTCTAAATCATTTATTATAAGTTCCTTTTGTGATGATGTACTATATTGTTGTGCGGAATTTATCGGAACAAGATATGCATATATATTATTAAAATTACAACTATTTGAAAATTTAATTTGATTATATAATAATGTATTATCTAATTGTGGTGATTTTATTCCAATATCATAAAGATATTTTACATGATTTTTTAAATAATCATCATTATTATAAACATAACAATCAGCAAATAAATTTAAATATCTATCGATTATAAAAGTTTTAAAATCGTTAATTGTTACTAATCTTTGTTGATATGAAAAACTTTTAGCTGCATTTCTTCTTATATCATCAACAGTTTCTTCTGCTGAATATGGATTAGATGGAAAACTATTAATTAAACCAACAAGCGGTGTTTTTGTTACATCTATTTTTGTAGCAGGATATTGAGTTGTATCAGTTTGAATATTTAAATAGTTATTACTATTATAAAGTACTATAATTGAATTTGCTAATGAATTAGCGGCTATTGTTGATGCGGTAGGATCTATTTCTAAATAATAAACTAAAACACGATCTCCTGTGTTTAATTGTTTACCGTTAATATCATCACCAAATTTAATTTCATAATTTTGATTAGCATTATACCTAATTTCAAAAACTTCATCTTTTGATTTATTTAAAAATAAGTTTTCTGTTTGTGTCCATTGTGACCATTTAGTAGAACCTGCTTCCTGAATATAAACATTAATATTATTATGATCAATATATGTAAATTTTCCAAAATTTAAAAATAAAATTTCATTAATCGAACCTAATGCTGTGTATGTTGGATATTCATTGAACAAACCTTGATATAAAAAATAATCAATTTCTGGATTTTGTATTTCTAAAGAACCATTTGACATAATTGAGAAATATATGTCTTTTACAAATGAAAAATTAGTATTACCAATTTTAATATATGAATATCTTGGAATAATATAATTGTCAGGTGGTAAATTAACGTTTAAATTGTAAGCAACAGATTGTGCCATTTTACCCTTTGGGTTATAATTTAAAAGTTTAACAATTCTGTTCATGTTTTCGTATATTTGTGCTTCCGAAAACATAGTCTCTGATGATGTTTTATTTAAATAATAAAGAAGTGTACTGAAAGTGTAACTTATAACATCTAATAAAGATGATAAATTAGATCCTTGATAATTTTGATCAGTGAAAATTTGATTTTCATTTAATCTAGTAATAATCAAATCACTAATACTTGTAGCATCAAAGCTTACATAAGAATTTGGGTTAGTGTTTGTTGCCATTGTAATAATTACCCTTTAAATGAGGACTTGTCCTCCTAGTTGTGCAATGATGTTTATAATATTCTGTTTATTTATTTCTAATATTGTATAATGTGTTACGATATAATATTGATTTTGATCAAACATTGGTGTTACTGTAACATTATTGATTTTTATTCTTGGCTCATAATGGCTTACACTATTTAAAATATCATTACCTATAGCTTTAGCATTAGCCTTGCTTATTGGTGTAAACAAATATTGATCTAAACAAGAACCAAAATCTGGATTTAGTATCTTTTGTCCTTTTTTAGTGGTAAAGATGTTTTTAATTGAATTTTGAATTGCCTGTATATCTATATCAACCAAGATATCACTAGTATCTACTGCATTTAACCCCAATCCTATGTTTTTAGATTCTATTAAATCCAAATGAAGGTCTTTATAAACAAATTGATTTACATTAACAACTTGTGTTACATTAGTTGAAGGACTGTAAGTTTGTTTAGGTCTTACTATATTATTTAAATCGATGACTGCCATTGTATAAATACTTATGTTAAAAATCTGTTTAAATTGTGGTAAGTAAATGTAAGTATTGTTATAACCATGTCAAAGTTCAATAAATTCGAAACATTACTAGAAACTGCGTTTTCCCATTATGCAAATGGGGGATTCAGAGAAGGCACACCTGTAAAGATAAAAAATGATTTTTTCGGATCACCTTATTGTCAACAACATTACGGTAAAGACACACAATTTATTGAAATGTTAAAATCTTTAGTGGAACAAGGATATTTTTTCTTTATCAAGAGAGTGCTTGGTCATGGTTCAATGCAGGATGTTAAAGATGCTAATGATAATAATGGTGCTGGTGATTGCTTCCTTCTTTTAAAGATGGACCCTAGAACAGTTCAAGCTCCTACAGAAGTAGCCGAATTTACAGTTCCCGGTAATTGGGATTATGTTGAGGTTCTCAATTTCGGTAACAATTTACCACCAGTTCAAAGTGTTCCAAATCGTTACGAACAACCAATTGGTACAAAACCAGAGCCTGTAACTGTTAATATCAATATCGGTAATCAGCCTACAGATAACACACTTCCTTCAAGTAACGTAAGTATCAAGTAATCTTACTTAAGTTTACTACACAACAAAAGAAATTTATCTCGTGATCCATCACTAGATTGTCTCTGTACATATGTTCTCCTATTTCGAGCATCATTGCTCTTTTAGGGTCATCTGGTAAAGATGAATCATATACTATATCAAATAACTCTCTAAGAAGAGATTGATAATC